TGGCTGGACGTGAACTCCGCGTTACCGATGGACGTCGCCAGGCTGAGCACCGCCGACAACGTGGAGGCCGAGAGCACCGCCACCCAGGGGATGCCTTCGATCCCAACAGCCGGGATCATCTCGGTGCCCGCAGTGAGCATCGTCATCGCGACGAACACCTGGAACCAGGTCTTCACGGCGCGTTCTCCCGCGCCCTTCCAGAAAGTCTTTGTCCAGATCATGCTTGCTCCTTCGGAGTGAGTGTGAGTGTGTACTTGCTGAGGTCAACCGAGCCGGTGTCCAGCCCTTCGACCTTGGTGGCGAGTGCGATCAGTCGGTTCTCGACGCCCGTCAGGGCTTCCTTCAGTTGGTTGAACGAAATGTTCTGTGCGGCTTGCGCGGCCAACACTTGGTCGAGTTCCGCTGCGAGTACGCCGGGGAAGTGGCTACCTGCCTTGCCTTGCTTCAGCCAATCCCAGAGATCGTTGATCTTGTTGACGGTTTCCTGGTCCACAGTCGGGGACTCCTCTTCGGGGGTAGTTGTTTCGGTGAGCGGCAGGTATCTGCGTGCGGCGATGTGTGATGCCCAGCCCCACTGTTGCGCAAAGCTCTTCATCACCGGACCGTAGAACGGGTCCCCGCCATGCCCGATCGTGGTGTCCCCGCCAAGCGAGATCTCCACGTGGGACCAATACGCTCCGGCTGGCGGATTGTTCCAGCGGAAGAAGATGGCGTCCCCGGGCATGAGCAGGGCGCGCGCTCCTACCATCGACTCCATGTCAACGTCGAAGACTTTGGTGCCATTCTTGATCTGGGCGTCGGTGTTGATCCCAATCCGGAACCCGGCCACTTGCTCGTACGCGTAGTCGGCCAGGCTGGAGCAGTCCGCTCCACCGGATTGGTCCGGTTTCGCACGCAACTCCATGTTCTGTGTGTAGTAGTACTTGCCGATTCGAGCCCGCATCCAATCGGCGATGTCTTGTCCTGTCGCCATCATTCCTCCTTCTGTTCGGACTCCTCCAACACAAAGAGCTCCTCTGCGATTCGCTCCTCAAGCTCTGCAACCCGATTGATCGTGCAGCGTTGGAACTCTTTCGAGTCGGTCTTCATCTCCTCGACCTCGTGCGCCAGAATATCGAAATGGTTCCCGAGACGATTCATGCGTTTGCTGACCTCCTTGATCTCGTTCAGCAAGTTCTCGTAGGCGAGGGATTCAGTCACACTCCTAACCCAATCCTCCATTTGAGTCATTCTGTCGGGGAAGCCGATGATCTCTTCTCGACCTGGCCGAGCAGGAACGCCGAACCAATCGTCGTAGAAATGTACCATCCGCTGGAAATGTGGCTTCAGGAACCGGTACACAGCGGCAAGTGCCGTGAAAAAACTGCCCATGAACACCCATATCGGGTTGAGCGAGATGATCCACTCGATCATTTCGTTGGCGCGTCTCCTGAGCTGGAGCTGATATGGGAGAGGACACGCTGGTCAGGGCGAAAGGAGGAAAGTCCCCGACCAGCGTGGCTCTTCATCGGACGACTACCGGGGTTGTTCGGGCGGAGGCTTGGGAGCGCCCCCACCTTCGGCAGGCGCCTCGGGCGGTGGACCTCCGGCCTCGGCACCGCCGCCCCCGGCCGCAGCCTGAAGCGCTTCGATGCCGACACCGGCGAGGTCCTGGATCTGTTGGAGCAGTTCGATCAGTTGGTCCACTTGAATCAGCCGTTCTTGTTGGTCGCGACGTCTCCGGCAGCCTGGATGTCCAGGGCGTCATCGAGATGCCCCGAAGAGGTGTACGGAGTGTGGAACCACTCGGGCCGAGACTTGAGCGTCTCCGCCCCACTGAGCGGGTAAGTACTCGGGTAGACACTGGTCTGCGCACGAGCGGCTGCGACCTTGCCTGCGACGAAGGTGAAGCTCTCGTCAACGACCTCGTAGAGCGAATCGTCGGAAGGCATGAACACCGGCACGATCCCTTCAGACAGCTGGTCGATTGCCCAGCAGTCATAGCTGAAGTCCTGCACGTATTCGGTGCCCTTGAACCGAGTGCCGCCATCCTGTTGCCTACGCTCGGCGAAGTGCTCGTAGGTCTGAATGGCGTTTTTGTACACCGCCAATGCGACGACCTGGCGGAGCACCTTGGTCGGGGACTCCCCGATGGGGTCGATCGTCAGATCGGTGGCCGACACGGTGAACAGCTTGGGCAAGAACTCGGGGTGGATCTTGACCAACTTCCACGACCCCTTCAAGGTGCCGAGGAATCCGGCCGCGTTTGCGCCGGAAATGTCGCCGTCCTTGAGCAGGCTGAACGCGGATTCAGTCCCTGCACCCTGGTCGATCAAGTAGTTGATGAAGACCAGCTCCAAAGCGGAAGTGATGAGTAGGAACCGCTCACTGTTGCCGAAGTTGGAGTCGAACCAGTTGTCGGAGAACAACACGCTCAACCCGTCAAGGGTTGCCAACGGATTGGTGTCGTCGAGGAAGATGCCTTTGACCGTTGCGAAGGTGGGCTGGATCTGGTTGTCGTAGTCCTCGCCCGGCTCAGCAATCCACTTGTAGTCCGCAGCGTTGCCGGTGCAGGCGATCTTGTGGACGTTTGCGGTCTCGGGGCCTCCGGCGTTGTACCGGCGGGTCCAGACCACCGTACCGTCAGTGACGGTAGCGCCGGTGGTGGCAGGCGCGGCGGGCACGGACGCGCCGGTAGTTCCCGCGGTGGTGCATTCCAGGAATGCCGTGCCGATCTTGATCCACGTGCCGAGCGTCACAGCTGTGGTGTTGGACCGGGTAGAAATGGTCGCGGCGTCTGCGGAGGTACGCGGGACCAACTTGCCGGTCATGTGGCCGGACAGACCCGCGAGGAGGCAGTACTTGTCGTGATCACGGACCACGGTGGTCTGCATCTTACGGCCGGTGTACTCCTGGACAATGTTCTTCAGCGGCGAGTAGCGCAGCTGTTCGTCCATCACAGTGAACCCGAATGCACGGTGCCGTGACATCGAGTAGGTTCGCCACTCGATCGGAGGGATGCCGTTCTTCCACTCGGTGGTGAACTCGGAGCCCGAGTAGTGATCTGCGCCGATCCGGGTGAAGTCTGCATCAACGATGTAATCGTCAACGCGGATATCCGGAACACGGATACTTCGGGCGTTCGGATTGGGCTTGATCTCGGAGCCGGTGAACATTCCGGCGACGGGAGACGAGATCCTCAAGTAAGTGGCCAGCGCGACCTGATAGTCGGTAAGGCTGTCCTTCTGGACCGGAGCAACCACAGGGCGCTCTCCTTCTAGTGGGTGTGAGCCGCCAAATTGACGGATTCTTCTACGACAAACTTAGTCACATTCTTTGTGGTGCACCAGCATTCGCTTCTGGATTATTCTGAACGCCTTCAGATTGCGGAGATCCCGCACCTAGCTTCTGGAGGATAACTCCTTGAGTCTCTCCCAGAATGCGGATTTGTTCTTGCAGTCCTTGCATCGTGGCAGCCGTTGAAGCCAACCCGTCGGAGACCATTTGAGCGGATGCGCCGATCCGGTTCTCAAGTTCTGTCAAGCCACCGTCCACGTCTTCCCCCTCGCCGCGGAACAGCTCCTGCATCTGCTGGGACCTGTTCGACCCGGACAGCTCAATCACCTTCATGATGATGTATTGCATGGTGGAGGCTGCGTTGTTGAGTACCCGCCGATCTTCCACGGCCGCCAATGCGGGCATCGCCTGAGACAATGGAACGAACAACTGGTTTAGGATGCGAAGTTGCTTCTCGTCCTCCATCTCCACCAACGAACCCGGGACACAGCGGACGTAATACGGAACGGCCAATTCCGAAAAGTCCAGCTCCAGCCCGCCGTCGTCGTCGAAATTGGAAGGATCGACTCCGGCATTCACCAGCTTCATTCGAGCGTCGGCTGAAGGCGTAACCCTCCGTACCCCACGCAGTTCGTGGAAATAGAGAGTCAACGCATACGAGCAGTAATGCGAGAAGAACTGCTCGATCGCTTTCTGGTAATTGTTGGTCGTGATATCGACCATGGCCTCTTGGGCCATCACGCCTTGTGGTGTGGCAGACATTCCGTTGCCAGCCTGCACCGCCATCTGCTGATCCGCCGACCCTACCAGGTTCACCATGCTGCCGAGGTTGGCCTGGGCGATCGAGTTGAATTGCAGCAGTGTCTGTGTGTTTACTTCAAACGGCTCTACCCGGGCGTTCGGGTTGGAGATCTGAGTGTACTTCCCGGGAGACAAGTTCGGGATAGACCCCACTGCGCCGTAGCCGATGATCGACGGATTGATGTTGCGGTACCACTGTTTCATCGCGCCATTCAGCATGAGGTCCTGAAAATCCTGACGCCCCAACACCAGCTCCACTTGAGACTTCCCGAGCGGTTGCTCATCGTCCTTCTCCAGGACCAGGAAGAAGACCGGATGCTCCTTCAACGGGTGCCGGTTCTGCTCGATCCGAAACAGCAATTGCTGGTTGGGCGAGAAAGTGAGGAACGGAGCACCTCCGTCGGAGTACCAAGTGACGATCTCGTAGCCCTCCGAGATGACTCCTCTGGATTCATCCGTCCGACTGTTGGATTGTGGTTCCCGAGAAGGCGGCTGTGGCTGTCGATGGAGAAGCTCCTTCAACGCGGCAACATCCCAGCCTTGCGGCTGTTGTCGGATCAACGCCTTCACCTCGCCCTTGGTGAGGTAGCGGCGGACGAACACTTCGGGAGTGGATCGAATGTCCTTGGATCCCGGTTCTGGGAACACGTCCCGGTGATGGATCGTGTCGTACTTGAAAAACCAGCCACCTGACGCATCTTGCAACAAGCACGGAGTGACGCAGCAGAACCCGAGTGTCAGAGACGTCTTGGTGGAGGCAAACAGGTTCTGCTGCATGTCGTTGCTGTAGGAACCAGACCCGATGATCTTGCTCCGCAAGATGTAATCCACGAAGATGCCGTTCACCGAGTCGTCGTCAAAGACTGAGACCACTTCCACATTCGGAGTGTTCTGCACCAGGTTCCGGGCGATTCGTCGGATCAGCCCTGCAACGTCTCCGGAGGAAACGTTCGGCAAGTCTGGCTTCGGAGAAATCACTTCCGCCGAGGCCAGCTTGGTGAGCTGCCCGAAATTGTGGCACCTCGCGTCCATCTCTTGCTTGTAGCGCCGGTACTTGTGCAGGAGTCCGGAGGCGCACTCAGTGATGCCCTTGTACTCCACACAGCCTGTCCGGTCATTCTCCGAACGATGGATGTACCAATCGTCGAACGAGCCGATGGGATCGTCGTCGTACTCTATTGCCACGGCTTCAATCTGCCTTTCTGGGAGTCAATGCGTTCACGACGGATCTGCGCCCGGCGGATCAAAGAGTTGCCGGTGTTGAGACTGTCGATGTCGTTGGAGTACGGAACCTGCTGGTTCTCCGGAGGTGTCATCCGAGTGAAACTGCCACCA